TGCCGCGTATTCCACAATACGAGGAACAGGTAGGGCTAAAAGCGACAGAGATCTCGGCGCGTGAGAGTGCCGGTAACGCCCGTGCCTTTGGCAATGCGCTAGGAAACCTAGGCAACACAGTCACCGACGTGGGTCTGCAATTTAAAAGGCAGCAAGATTTTCAACGGCGTGAACAAGAGAGATTGCGCCAACAGGCAGAAGAGAAAGAAGCCCATGCTTGGGCGCAGGAACAAGAGTCCATCCTTCAGCGAGATAACCATGTCCGTTTTAGTGAAATGCAAAAACAAGTCCCAGAGGACGGGTCGGGTTTTAACAAGACCTTCATGGATACCTATAATACCGATATTTCGAATCGCGCAAAGTCAGCGCCGTCTCCAAGGGCGGCTGAGATATTCCAAAGCAGAGCGACCCAATTAGGGGATAACTACTTCACTCAATCTTACAATTGGGAAACGAAAGCCAAAGAGAGTTTCACCACAAGGGCTATCGAGCGGGCTGGGGAAAACCGAGTACAGGCAGCGTTACAGGGATCCAACCCTTTTGAGCTTAATGCTCAAACCGATACAGACTATGAAGCCAATGTTCAGATCCTAGGCCCTGAAGCGGCAAGTAGAATTCGCGATAATACAAAGCGCGGGATATCAATGGCCGCATTGATCCGCGAGGTAGAAGAAAACCCAGTAGCATTCTTAAACCGATCAAAACGATTTACGGGATTAAATGGCAATCCTGACATGCAAGTGGGGACAGCGGATGTTATTAATGGTATTGCCAAGCAAGAGAGCGGCAATCGCCACAAAAACAAAGATGGCTCTATTGTAACCAGTAGCGCTGGAGCGCAAGGCGTTATGCAACTCATGCCGGAGACTGGCAAAGAGTTAGCCGAGGCCAATGGGGAAATTTACGATCCATATGATGAAGACCAAAACCGGAGATTGGGTGCGCAGTACTTCGAACAATTGTCATCTAAATACAGTGACGTTCGACTAGCCCTAGCAGCCTATAACGCCGGGCCGGGTAGGGTTGATAAGGCCTTAAATGATGCAGGTCCAGGGGCTGGCTGGTCAGACATTATAGGCTCCCTTCCGAAAGAGACGCAGACATACGTGCCATCCGTACTTAGAAAGTCCGGTATTAAAGACGCACCTCAAGAAGGAGTTGATCCTGTGAGGTCCCGTTCTGAAGCTATCAGTGATGGCCTATTATCTAACTTATCCGTTAACGAAATCATGCAGCTTACTGGCCGAGCGGAAGGCGAGGTTCGTGCTCGTGAGCGTCAAGCAGAAGTAGATGCAAACAAGGCACGACTTGCCACTGAGGCTCAGCATAAGGAGTTGATGGCGAGGGAGACAAATCGATTAACTATTGCCGTCTCTCGAGGTGAGGCATCCTATAAGGATGTTAACGAGGCCCTTTCAAGTGGCAATATTACCCCTGAGAAGCACACGGAACTAACTCTTAAACTTGATGATAAGAACAAGGATGAGACAAAGAAGCTCATTTCTTGGGAAAGGGTTGGCCGAGCTTTAGCGGGTCAAGGTGGAGTCATTGATCCGGGTGATACCGAAGATAAGAAGGCAGTTGATAGCTTTTACCAAGACCGTCTAGCACCACAACTTGCAGCTATGCCGCCAGAGAACCGGGTCGCTAACCAAGCTGAATATGTAAAGATTATGGGGGTAATGCCCCAAGGTATGCAAGGCCAGATTAGAGCTACATTGCGCACCGGTAATCCCGAGCAAATTGCCGAGACATCAACTCTGATAAATCAAATTCAAGCTTCAAAGCCCGAAGCACTTGGCTCACTCTCTAAAGATGATCTCGCATTAGGGGTCGGTGTATCTGATTTAATGAGCATTGGTGTGCCCCCAAGCGAGGCGGTTAAGCGGATGAAAGAGCGCCTTGACCCTGACAATCGTCAAGTCACCGAAATGCGCCAAGCTGGGTACAATAAACTAATGAGTGGCAAAGAGCGCCCAAACCTTGAAGATCTTGCTAAAGACGCCATTGGCGGTGATCTTGTTAAAGAGGTTGGTGGTTATGAGAAAGTCTTATCGGATTTAGAGATTTCTTATAAAGACGCTTACTTAAGAACAGGTGACAAGGACTTAGCCGCCAATATCGCTCAAGTGGATATCAAACGCACCTGGGGTGTTAGTGAGATAACCGGGTCTGGCAAGGTGATGAAGTATCCACCAGATAAATACTACGCTGTATCTGGGGCTCCTTCCGAATGGCTTAGCGAGCAATTGGTAAGTGATGTAAATGAGGTTGTCCCCCCCGCTGTTGGTGATCGTAAATTGGTTGGCTATGAGAGCAGCGGAGTTGGAAGGCCGATACCAAAATTCGAAAATGAGCAGATTAAGATAGCCAAAGAGAACATTTTCATTGTTGCGGATAGCCAGACTTCTAAAGAAGCCGCGCAAGGTAAGCCCCAATATCAGGTTCTTTACAAAGACAAAGATGGCGTATTACAGCCAGTCTTAAAAGAGGGACGGCCCGTCCGTTGGCGTCCCGACCCTAAACGAAGTGATATTATTGCTAAGTGGCAAGAAAAGAATAACGAAGATCAGAATATCAAACTGGGTCTGGCAAAGAACATCCGGGAAGCAGAATCTGCATTCCCCAAAGATCGCCGAGTAGCCCACACTACTGCTGGGATGTTTGAATAATGCCATTTGTATTTGAGGATGAACAAGAACTCCTGCCAGCAAAAATTGGTGAGCTTCCCCCAGAAGTCACTCCTACTGCGCCCTCTTTCAGCCAAACCTTTGGCGCGGCTTTGCGTACAGATAATATTCTGGGTAGTTATCTTTCAAAGGAAAGCATCCCAGATAAAAACATATTTAATACAGTAGACGCAAACTATGATCCATTCACAGATATCAAAGGTTATGAGGAACAAGCGAGATCGTTTGCATTGGCAAATAATCCCGACGAAGTGGCGACTATCAAAAGACAGATTGATAGAGAACGTGACGACAGGAAAACTCTTGAGGAATCAGGTTGGGTCGGCACAGTCGCAAGTATTGCTGCAGGGGCACTCGACCCCATTAACCTATTACCCGTGGGTGGTGCAGCTGTAACTGGCGCAAGAACAGCCACTAATTTGCTTAAGGGTGCGGTATCTACGGCACGTGCAGGTGCGCTCTCTATCGGTCTTCAAGAGACGCTGCTACACGACAGCCAGGAAATCCGGACGTTGGGCGAGAGCGCAATTAATCTATCCGCTGGTACCTTACTGGCTGGTATGCTCGGGGCGGGAGTGACTGCTCTGTCAACTAAGGACGTGAAAGCACTGGCTGCTCGGCTAGAGAGAGATATGGTAGTGCCCGCCGATGACGCACCGGAAATTTTCGAACCAGGATCGATAAGGGTCGATCCGCCAGGAGAGGGGGGCAGTGTAGGTGCGGCCGCCCGACTGAGCACAGATCCAGATAGTGAGGCACTTAAGAATGCGTTCGGCGTGGACAAGGTGACGGCATTCCAAGGCCCACTTCCTCGACTTCAACAATCCCCTAGCGTCGTATCTCGACGGTTAGCTCAGGGTCTTGCCGAAACCCCCCTGGTTTATAAGAAGAACGCCGAGGGTATTGCTACTGCGCCGGGCGGATCAGTTGAGACACGGGTCAAAATGCACAATGGCAAGCTCTACCAAGGGATAGTAGCTCTTGATGATGCGTATAGCCGATACCGATTTGGTCGAGCAAAGTCTTTTGGTGATAGTTTGAAGTCAGAAGTTCTCGACGTAACGGGACAGTCTGAAAAAGCTGGATACCTAACATATAAACAATTTAATGAGGAAGTTGGTAAGGCAATGCGCCGGGGTGATGAACATGAAATCCCAGAAGTCTCGGAGGCAGCCCGGTCTATCCGTAAATCGGTATATGAGCCTCTAAAAGATGACGCCATCAAATTGGGACTATTACCAGAGGATGTTCAACCAGAGGGTGCTGTTAGTTACCTCAACCGTGTCTACAACAAAGAACGCATCGCGGCAAATCGACAAGAGTTTGTGGGACGTGTAGCTGCGTACTTACAAAGACGGCAAAGAGAAGAATCGCAAAATCTATTGGAACTAAAGAAACAGGGTGACGGTGGTTTATTAGATGAGGCAAAGTCAACCCAGTTAGCGATCCTGGAAAAGCGTGACTTATCAAAAGATCTTGTAGACCTCGAGGATGAAGCGAGCCAAATCGCTGACCGGATTATGTCAAGCCCGGATGGCCGATTACCTTATGACAGTGTTGACACGCCACGTGGTGGCAAGGGTGGTCGCCCCGATATTTCTGCAAAATCACTTAAGGGTCGGAGCTTTCTCATAAACGACGAAGAGATTGAGGACTTTCTGGAAAGTGATGTTGAATTACTAGCGCGTATGTACACCCGATCCATGGGCTCAGATATCGAATTAGTCCGGGCGTATGGCACAGTTGGAATGGACGATCAAATCAAGGATATACAGCGAGATTACGCCATTAAGTCCAATAAAGCTAAAACTCAGAAAGAACGCTTAGCAATCCACAAACAACGCGATGCCGACATTCGGGATATTGCCGGAATGCGTGATCGTATTCGAGGTGTATATGCTATGCCGAATAACCCTGATTCTTGGTGGGTTAGGGCGGGAAGAGTAGGACGAGTTTGGAACTACACTCGCCTGCTAGGAAGCACCGCAGTTGCAAGCATTCCTGACATCGGCCGGGCCGTATTTCTACATGGGTTTGGAAGTGTACTTAAGGACGGCCTTGTTCCTTTGATAACAAACTTGAAAGCGGTAAAGCTATCGACCGAGGAACTAAAGCTGGCAGGAACAGCTTTGGATATGGTCCTTGATAGTCGCGCCATGGCGATCGCAGATGTAATGGACGACTTCGGCCGCAATACGAAATTGGAAAGAGGCCAACAGAAGCTAGCGAGCGCGTTTGGTAAGTTGTCACTTATTAGCCCCTGGACGGCGGGAATAAAGCAGTTCACTGGAATGATATCACTGGCCAATATGGTTAAGGCTACTAAGGCTGTTGCGGAGGCGAGGGGAACTAAGGAGCAGTTTGAACGCCTAGCGTCTAGCGGCATTGACCCTTATATGGCACGCCGAATTTCGGATCAAATTGATAAGTTCGGGGAAGATGTGGACGGTATGATCCTACCCCAAACGGAGAAATGGACGGACAAAGAGGCGGTTCATAGCGTGCGCCAGTTTCTGTCCCGTGAAGTTGATAAAGCAATCATAAGTCCTGGCCAGGAAAAACCACTTTGGATGTCCAACGAAATGGGCAAGTTTATTGGTCAGTTCCGATCGTTTACTATCTCATCGGCGCAGCGGGTATTGTTAGCCGGGCTTCAACAACGAGACATGAATGCGTTATCCGGAGCCACTACAATGTTGGGTCTTGGGATCTTAACTGAGTACATCTATTCAAAAATGAATGGTCAGGACATGGGCGATAATCCAGCGGCTTGGATCAAGGCGGGAGTGGATCGTTCGGGGCTTCTAGGTTGGATAATGGACGCTAACAACATTACAGAAAAGGTAACTGGTGGCTCTATTGGATTGTCACGATTGGCGGGTGGTAAGCAATCCAGCCGGTACACAAATATCAATGCAATCGGTGCAGTTCTTGGACCTTCTTTTGGCCTAGCTCAAGACCTATTAGGAGTAGCTTACGCGGGCTCTAATGGTGAATGGTCCCAAAGGGATACGCGCGCATTAAGACGTTTGGCACCAATGCAAAACATCTTTTGGCTTAGAAATATGTTTGACAAAGCCGAGGAGGGTATCAATGCTGAATTGGGTATCCAATAAATAGGGGGAATGATTTTGGAAACAATAGATCGTATGGCCTCGGGAGCATTCTACTTTATATGCATGGGCATTTTCTTCTTAGCCCAATTCCCTGGGGGCACCATTCTAATGGCCGTTAGTTGCTCATCAAGAAAGCTTGATGGGTGGGATTGGGTTTTGTCAGTTGTAGTTCCTTTCTACGGTATCATTAAAAGCTTCTTCTTCTGCTAGCAAATAAAAACAAACGCACGACCTTGTAACCCCGCTTCGGCGGGGTTTTTTATTGGAGTTAACCCATGACTATTACGAATACCACAACCAAGGTGGGATACACCGGGGACGGGATAACTGTGGCCTTTCCTGTGCCATTTCCATTCTTTGATACAGACGAATTAGAAGTAGTTGAACGGGTTGTCTCCACGGGTGCCGAGACGGTTAAGGTCTTAACCACTCATTACACGGTCTCAGGGGGTAATGGGTCAACGGGTACGGTTACGTCAGTATCAGGAGCGCCACCTGCTACGGTCCAATGGTTTATTCTTCGCAAGACCTCCATTGTTCAAGAAACGGACTATCCACAAAACGATCCATTCCCAGCTGAGTCACATGAGCGCGCTTTGGATCGTGGTATCGCGATATCACAAGAGTTAAGGGAAATACTCGATCGTGCACTAAAGATCCCCAAGACCGACCCATCAACGGCTGGGACTGAGCTGCCCGCAACCGTTACCCGGGCCAATAAATATATGGGTTTCGGTCCATTACCTAATGCCATTCCAATTGCGTTGGATGCTCCTACGGTTGATACGTCTGCGTTGTACGTCGTTTCTTCCGCTGACCCCGGTCATCAAAATGGTCGGTTGTGGTTAAATACGTCTAACGTCAGTGCCCATGTACTCAATGTGTCTGACGGTGCGGCCTGGTCAATAATTGGATCACGTGACTTAGCGACCGAGAATTTCACACCTTATTACAATGGGACGACCGTTGGTGCGCTTGCGGGAGCAGGAGCAGGTGAGGGGATCGAGATTGTAGGTGGAAACGCCAGGGTTAAATTAGATGGTACGACACTTATTAGAAGTAACGCCGGATTAAAGGCAAACGTAATTCCCTCTATTTCCAGAATCAATAAGTTAAAAATTATCAACAATAGCGCAACGCCGAATTCAAAGATGGATATCACCATTATTCGGGTAATCGCCGAGGATGGAAGTGGTAATCTGGCTTTAGGATCGAGCTTATCTTTAACCGTCGACATTGCAGCATCCGGTGTAAATGGATTAGACACCGGCGCAGAGGCCTCAAATACTCACTATGCCTTATGGATTATTTATAACTCGACAACCAATGTGTGGGCTGGACTTATCTCAGCATCATATTCCGCTCCGACAATGCCAAGCGGGTTTACCTATAAACTATTAATCGGCTCAATCCGTAATGATGGAAGTTCAAACTTCGTCGGGTCAGTACAATATGGAAATGTTGTATCTCTTGTCCCACAGTTAATATTCAGTGGCATCGCCGGTGTGACAGTGTGGACAGAACAGTCAATTGCTGTGGCGGTCCCGACGATTGCGATTAGTGCCCGGGGCATTGGTGGTCTGACTGGTTCAAACGCACAATCCATGGCGGTTGCATCGAATGCGAATGGATTAGGTAAATGTCCTATCGCAGGTAACTACGCAACTGCGGGAATAGACTCGTGGCTTTTCACTAACGGATGGAAAGTGTTTCTTACAACCGCCCAGAAAATCTGGATGAAAATGGCGAGCATGGACACTGTTTACCGCCTCGAAGTAACTGGTTTCGAGATCGAGATCTAAGGAAAAAGCAATGCCTTATGTACAAAGCACACTCCCGGTTTCGTACCGGTGGGTTGATCTTCCTTATGAACTCAAAGCATTTGAAAAGTTTATCGATACGCAACCCAAAACAGACAACCCAACCGCACCTGATTTAAAGGCCATATACGAGTCATTGAACACCCGATTAACAGACGCTGAAACTAGAATTACGGCTTTGGAAGGAGAGGCTTAATGAAGATTAAACAAGAACAGGGCCGATGGAAGTACGACCCAACTATAACACTAGGACATCTACTCACTATGGTGACGCTGCTCCTCGCGGTGATTACATGGGGTCTTCGTTTAGAGGCTCGACTAGATGGCCATGACCAGGCCCTGACCTTTGTCCGTTACCAATACAACGACATCAAGCGCAGTCTTGAGAGAATTGAAGACCGTTTAAACAAAGTAACGGATTCTCCAAATGGGGGACATTGAGACCCTCGCTCGCACCATTTGGGGCGAGGCGCGTGGCGAGGGTAAGGCGGGTATGGAAGCGGTCGCCTCTGTAATCATGAACCGGGTCAAGAAGCCCAGGTGGTGGGGGCGTGATGTTCAAAGTATTTGTTTGAAACCGTCGCAATTCAGCTGCTGGTTGAAAGACGATCCGAGCTGCAAAGCAAATTACGAAAAGATGATCTCGGTAACAGATATTGATCCGCAATATGCACAGGCCCTCGTGATTGCAGAGCGTGCAGTTGCAAAGACATTACGTGATCCTACTGGTGGGGCAACACATTACCACGCATCGACCATGGAGAAATACCCCGCATGGTCAAAGAAATATAAGAAGACGATACACATCGGAAACCACATCTTTTATAAGGAGTAAATAATGGAAAACGCACTTGACCTTATGCCTATGTTGATCGACGCCTATGAGTTTCTTAAACCAACACTAACCGTAATTATTATGTTCCTGGTAGCCTTAGCAATTGAAAGGGTCCGGACGCATTTCAAGCTTAAGTCAGAGGTTTTAAGCAATGACCGGTTACAGGAAATCCTTGGTCGAGGTATCTCGTTTGGCCTGTCTCGGCTAGAGCAAAGCCTTCAAGGCAAGACACTTAATGTAAATGTTAAGAATGAGGTTATCCGTCTTGGCATCGATTACGCCACACGGTCTGCACCGGAGACCTTAAAGAAGTTCGGTGTTACGCCAGAGCGGTTAAAGGAAATGGTCGAGGCAAAGCTTGGTGAGCTACAGGCTGCAGCCCCTGTTGATCCGCCCGTGCAAAAATGAACTGGCTCCTCTCAATCGGTAGCCTCCTCTTGGAAGCTGTTGTCTCCGGGGTCGTTAATTATTTCCGACAAAAGCAACGAGACGAAGCCATAGCCCATGATGGAGCTGCGACTGCTGAGCTAGCCAATCGGGATGATATAGCCGCAAGGCGGGGTATGGCAGACAAGATCCACGATTCCCCAAAGCCACATGACACTCGGCAAACAATCGACCGTCTTTAGAAAGAATTAACCAATGCGTGTAATCCTATTCTTGCTGGCATTTACGCTAGCAGGATGTGCGGGCCCAATGATTACTGTTCGTACGATTGCAGACTGTCCCTCTTATCGCGATCAATCCGCGCCCCCTTCTGTTAAAGCTTGGTTATCTGGGCAATACCCAGACGGCAAACCGGCAATGGGTGTTCCTGATGATCTTGCTTTATGGCTTAAGCGGGTAGCTGATAATACTCAGGCACTAAATCAGGCTTGCGGTATTGTAGGAAAGTGATATAATCATAGGGCTAGTCTGATCCTGTGAAGGCAGGGGTAGGTCTGGCACCGCCACCGGAACTACCTCATGGGCACCAACGGTGTACGGCCCGAGAAGTTCGGGAGCTAAGGAGGCCGGTGGCATTTCTTTTATGGATAGGTGGCCAAGGGAATGAGAAGGCGCGTTTCATCGGCACCATCGGTGATTTCGACATCTGGATTTACAACGATGTCTACACTGATGATCTGGGCAACACCGTGCCGATGCTTCCCACCAACACGGTGATTGTGGGCAGCCCCGTCAATGTGGAAGGCACACGCTGCTATGGCGTGATTCAGGATGAAAAGGCCGCATACCGCGCCCAGCGTTATTTCAGCAAATCATGGCTGGAAGAAGACCCTGCGGTGCGGTGGCTGCTTTTGCAGTCGGCACCACTTGTCGTGCCATATCGCCCGAATGCCTGCTTCTGTGCAACCGTCAATTAATGGAGGATACTCATGAAAATCACATCACACACGACACTGGTTGTTGGTAAAGCCGGAAAAGCGGAAGAAATTCCTCCAGGCACTCCAGTTGATATCGATGACGATGAAGCCAAAGACCTGATTGCTCGCGGAATCGCCGTCAAGGTGGGCAAAGCCGACAAACCTGCGGAGAAGGAAACGAAAGAGCCGCAGAGTAGCAAACCACCTGCAGAAGGAGGTAACAGCAAACCACCCGTCGATGGCGGTGATCCCCACATGATGGCGTTTTCCCGCTCCGTTGATTCACTCTTTGCCAAACTTGGGGTGGCGGCAACATTCCAGCCATGCATCGGCATGAACCGTGCCGTCACCCTTATTCCCAAACGCCCTGATGAAATCATTGGCCTTGGGCAGAGCGACATCAGCAGCGAGGTCACGCTGTTCGATTTGCGGATCAACGAAGTAGCAGATCCGAAGACCGATGATGTGGTGATTTATCAGGGCGAAGAATACCGCATTATCGGCGAACCCAGACGCGACATACATCGCCTGATCTGGACAGTGGAGGCAGTTAAGCGATGAGGCTGGAAGCGGCAATCCGTGGCGATCTGCAAAAGATCATGAAGCAGGAAGCTGCCGCCGCCGAAAAAGCGGTGACCTTGGGTGTTACGCAAGCCGCGACGGGTCTCAGGGATGAACTTAAATCGCAGGTGTTACGGGCTGGCCCTGGCGGCGTGCAGACCAGCTTCAACTGGCAGGCCGTCTATGACGATGCGCTCAGTAAATCCGTCACCGTCGTGCTGAAAAACGATGTCACCAGCTACCCAGCGTTCCACACTCAGGCGTAAGGTCAACCGCGAGGAGCATGATGACGTGCCAGCCGAACTCATGAAATGGGTCTGGGCTGGCGGCAGGAAGCTCAAGGGGCTGGCGAAGCGAAGAAAGGCGGAGGCTATACTTTACGCATAGACCTTCTGCTTTTCCTTTTTCTCAATCTTCACTTGGTTACCAAAAACAGGATGTTCATGAGTTAATTCGTGAGCAATTTGATATGATTCTTTTGGAACAAATAATTCTCCATTATCCTCTGTCATCATTTTCACATGCTTAGAAAAATACTCCTTCATAATAGGGTCGGCATCACACAATATGCTGTGTCGCCCTTCCTCTATTGCTACCCGACCAGTTACGCCACTACCTGCAAAAAAGTCTAAGATCGTAGAGCCAGGGTAAGATAACGATCTAACTATCCTTTGGATAACTTCCCTTGGTTTTTGCGTTGGATGTCCCACCCGTTCTTTTGAGTTCCCATTCAATCTAGACATTTGCCAAACGTTCGTAGGGTTTCTTCCTTTTTCTACACTTTCTGGTCTTAATCGCTTATCTCTCATGTACGCAGCCTTGGTTTTCTCGTCGTATTCTTCACGAACTGCATCTAAATCAAAGAAATATTTTGACGTTTTACCAAACCATGCAATTTCTTCATGCCTATTTGCAAAGAAACGGTGTGCTCCCATGCCGTTTGGATAGTTCCAAATAATAAGGTTAACGAGACGCATATCGCTATTATAGCGCATATGGTGAATCAGGCTTAGAAGGTCGCCAGACCCAGCTTCATTTTGATACTGCAGCCCACCAAAAATTACTATATTGCCAGTATCGGATAGCACTCTTTCCGCTTCTTGTAGCCATTTTTTTGCCCATGCCAGATAATCAGAGTGACTATCCCAATTTGCCAACTGAATATTGTAGGGAGGGTCGCAAACAATTAATTGAATTGATTTGTCAGGCAGCTCTTTAAGTAGTTCACAGCAGTCCATCGTTACCGCACTGTGATGAGTAACATCAGGGCGTTGTAAACTTATGTCCATTTCCGAAGCATGGGATGCACCTTTTTTACGGAGCGCATTCATTCCCATGTGTCCTGCGTTTCTATGTGAGCGATTTGCCATGTCTATACCTCTACTGTTTCCAATTGTTTGATGTAGAAGTCTTCGGTAAGGAAACTTGAACCGAATAGTTCTTTTAGGATGCTGATGTCTTCACCTGTCATCGTTGATATGTTTGAAGGCCATGCTTTCCTCAGGTTATCAAGACGAGTTTTTGCAATAGATGCTTCTTCTTTGTCATGTGACATAACTAAAACATCATTCAGGAGCATCTTGACTATGCTGACTTCAGATCGGCCAATTTTTATTGCGCCACATGCCTCAAGGATATTGAGCAAAAATGGACACCTTCTTTTTGATGCCTCAAGTGTCGCTTCTTCAATGCCTTCTTGATCACAAAATCTCTTAACAAAAGGGGTCTTGAAAAAATCTTCATAAATTTTATTTTTTTGAACCGATGAAGACCTTTCAATCTGATAAAGAAATTTCGCCATTTGGATAACAGCAGGCATTTTAAGAAATACGTTATAAAATATCTGACGAGCTTCTGGAGACGAATCCATACACTTCCTTATGAAGGCGTTATAGAACTCTTCATTCTCTATAGGAGCCATTATGCTGAAACTTGATCTTAAAAAAGAGCCATTCTGGATCGACCTGCAGGCGGATGCGCGCGTGAAGGTAAAACCGCTCACCTCCGCGCTACTGCAGGTCGTGCGCGGAAGAAAATCTCCCCTGCAGCCGAGGTGAAACCAGCACCCTGAACGGCGAACGCTGCCCCTATATCGAGCATCAGGCGATCACCGAGGCGGACGAGCCATCCTGTGCACGCGGGCATGGGTTATCCCTTAACGCAGACAACTTGTTTTAAGGTATGGACGATATCAACCAAATCGCTCTGCGCTGCCATGACGGCATCAATATCTTTGTAAGCCGCTGGCGTCTCATCAATAACATCCTCATCTTTGCGGCACTCAACGGAGGCTGTGGCTTCTATATGATCTTTTAGAGTAAACCTGCGTTTTGCCTCTCCACGTGACATAGCTCGACCGGCCCCATGACTGCATGAACAGAAACTTTCTTTATTTCCCTTACCGCTGACAATAAATGAACGAGCGCCCATGCTTCCAGGGATAATCCCTAGGTCACCTTCTCGAGCTCTGACTGCACCCTTACGGGTCACAAAGACGTTGGCTCCGAAATGGTTCTCTACGGCAACATAATTATGATGGCAATTCACTGCGTGGATATCAAGACCAAAGGGCTTTACTGCGCTTGATAGACATCGAAGCGCTATATCCATCATTACTTGCCGATTGCAGCTTGCATAAGTTTGCGCCCATCCGACAGCAGTAACGTAATCCAAAAAATGCTCCGTGCCTTCGGCAAAATATGCTAAATCAATATCAGGAAGATTGATAAACCAGCGGCGCATATCCTCTTTGGCTAGCTCAATAAAGTAGGTGCCGATTTTGTTTCCGATACCACGGGAACCACTGTGCAGCATGACCCAAACGACATCTTCTTCATCAAGGCATATTTCAATAAAGTGATTACCAGTTCCTAACGTGCCCATGTGATTAACGGCTCGACTTGCGGCTCTTTCAAGATTTGGGTGCTTTGTCACAATATCCCTTAAACCATGATGGAGTTTTTCGTATGTTATCTTTCCAAAACTTCCAGGTTCACCCCACGCGCCACGATCATTAAACCCACCATTATCTGTACGGCCATGTGGAATGCTTTGCTCAATTAACGAGCGCAACCCAAATAGATTATCAGGCAAGTCGGATGCGTTTAGTGACGTCCGCTGTGCGATCATACCGCAACCGATATCAACTCCTACCGCAGCGGGAATGATTGCCCCCTTGGTTGGAATAACGCTGCCTACAGTAGCGCCCATGCCCCAATGAACATCCGGCATAATTGCGACATGCTTATGGATAAATGGCATTGAGGCGATGTTATCGACCTGTTCTAGCGCCTTATCTTCGACAGTAACGCCCTTTGTCCAGGCCTTAATTAGGCCGCCACTTTTACTCTGTGATGTAATATAATCACCCATCCCCATTACTCCTTATCCTGATTGTCGCCCATCACTTCATATTCCTCCCTGCACGCACGCCATTACGATAACCGTGCACGTATGCCTCGTTGAGCATCTCGCATACATGATTTACGCCAGTCTTAGATTCAGCGCAGTAGGTTGTGTCCCCAACTTTAACAACCCAACCATCGCCATATATTTTATCTTTGTGCAGAATAACCTTATACGGCGCTTTTACTTCGGGCATATCTCACCTCAACATTTCACGGACAACACGGCGGACGCGGTCTTTGATATCGGTGCGCAAAGAGAGATATTTTTGGAAAAACGCATTGTCTTGAGCCGAAGCGGAGGTTTTTCGTGTTCCAATAAAGTATTCAATTGTCACATCAAGTGCGCCAGCTAAGTTGATAAGTGATCTAATTGTTATATTTGGCCGAGATCCCTTTTCTATTTCACAGATATAGGACTTAGCTACTCCTGCAATATCAGCAACCTTTTGCATTGACATCTTAAGTTCTTTGCGCCGTGCTTTAATTCTTTCACCTATATCCATATCTCACCTATTCCCATACCAATTTAACAACACGTAAACCCGTTCTCTTATAGAGATTGGCAAGAGTTCCTTTAGGATAATATTTTCGTACATGTTCAATAGCCTGGCGTTTAAACCGAAACACTTTAGAGTTCGCAATCCGATCGCCACACATCTCAATTCCCCAAACTTGCTTTGACATATCTCAAGTCGAGGAAACCTAGTGTTTACTTTTTGTAACGTTGGCAAAGGCCTTAAGTCTTCGACCTGATATGGACTATCTTTAAATGTTGTTATTGCCATCACTTCGCTCCCAATGAGTTCACCACCTTGTATACTGCATTCTGTTTATCTGGCGGCATCTTGCGGTATTTGCGTATGATTGTAAGTTCGCGGCTATCAAACTCATCAATCCCACCTTTATTCGGTCGCTCTATCCCATTGTAGAAATACGCCATGGGTATATTGATAGCCTGAGCAATTTCATACAGATTGCTGGCGGACACACGGTTGTCGCCCTTTTCATACTTCTGTATTTGCTGGTATGAGATACCAATTGCTTGGGCAAGATCAGTCAGCGTCATCTTGCGTAACTTACGTGCAGTCTTGATCTTATTCCCGACGTGTTTGTCGATAGGGTGTGGTGCACCCATGTTTGATTTATAGGATGTCATGTTATCCTCGTTGTTCCGGGTATGATTCTACCTTTGCACGGTAGGAATCGCGTATATTTATAAAATTACTTCGAGTATTTGCGTTGTACAGGTCATCTAGCTCAGACCGACTCTTAATATGAAGAGTACCTTTCAACCACGCGATGGCACCCTCTTCAGTAAATGTGCTAGTTTGTTTTTGAAACCGAGAATCCTTACACAACAGCGCCGCTTGCTGACTGTACGGTAAATCAGTGAATGCACGCTTCGTCTTCGCTGCATTCTCAGCAAGGTCTTTCTTCACATCTGGCTGTATCTCTAACACCGCTATGGCTACAGGTATGCCTTCACCAGTTGGATTTCCCAACTTGGCAAGCACCTCCTCAGCCCTTTCAGTTGGCACTTCACAGATGACCTGTAGTACTTTTCGTCCATTGACCCATTTGAGGCTTGCAAAGTCTGCCGTGATTGCGCGTGCGTCGTTCATTTCTGACACCGCCATTTAATGCCATTTTTGTAATGTAACTCCACTATCCGACACATCTCTGGATAATCCCCAGTAGCATCCCATAACTCTTCTGCAAGTGCTGTGGAGTTGATCGCCCATTGTTGGAAGTAAACATAATCATTCCCGAATGCATGAAGTTTACGATGGACATCTGCATGCACAGGGACAGCCCATCTATCCTGCGCCTTCATGCCCATGCCACGAACGACATTCGGACCACGAAGTAGGTGGTGCGCCTCTACCGGACGTCGACCAGTAACCACACACGGAAGTTGTCTGATCATCTCTAAATGTTTCTCAGACATCCCCTCGCGTTTTCGGGGCTTGTGCTTCATCACTTTCGGTATCGCTAACATTAACCACCTCCCACCCAAGGCCCTTACATTTAGCGCAGGGCACAGTCCGATACTTTTCTTCTATGAATGCGAAACCAATCTTAGTTCCGCAACAACGCGTGCACCTAGAACGGGATGCCGTCATCTAATTCTCTACCAACAGGCGGGCGCTCATCGTGTAATGATTCGTCATTAACCGGCTGTATGGAAATTGACATGAACTTATCGCCACCTTTTTGTGGTGTCTTTATCCAAGCGCTTAGTCGATATTCATAGCCCTCAACCATCGCCTTGCCCGTATAGTCTGGGTGCCTTTCATTCTCTTTGCGGTTGTTCTTAAACAAAACGCCGGTCATATCTTTTTGTTCTTGCATTTCACTCTCTCTGGTTAAGCCGCTATACTTTCGAATTCTGACTTTTTCCGTGCGTACTCTGTGCGAATTGTGTTCCGATCGGGAACGGGCAATTTTTTGATGAGGGCGGCATTCTTGTTTCCCCAAGCCTCTAATTCTTCGAGGAATTGGATACACATAATCTCGCCAAGCAGGCCGTCCGCCGTATCGCCGGATGCGACTTGATCAATTTGTTTTATAGCCTCGACGCCACGGGTTACCTTAGTTGCTGGTTTGGTAGTTTGTTTATTTTGTGGTTTGTCAGATATAACCGCTACATCATTACCATCAGCAACATTCGCATCATTATCGTCATCCGCAACAAGCCCTAACGCTCCACAAAACCCATAACGCTTTCCATATTGGATTTTAGAGCCAATTTCCTGAGCGGTATCTTTAGCGCTAATTTGTATTGGCACGGCAGTCTGCTGCCATTGTCCCGAAATATGAATAAGGCGCGTGATGACGGAACACGTCACAATTTCAAATTCAGAGGTTTTACTTCCCTCTGAAAGCTTGACGCTCAACGACCGATCCATCTCAATGGTTTGGGTAAAGGTAATCCCCTGATCACGTAGTTTAGGGACAATCTCCCCAATGATTAGATCAAAGGTTGCGTACTTAAATTTATATTTACCGCCACCTCTTGTTGTTACCTCTACCTCTTTATCTTTTTTGAGAGATGGAAAACTCTTTTGCGCCTCAAGTAGGGCAGGGTATAATTTGTCTGTTGATTCCGAAGTCTCCATATCAAGCCTCCTTCACATAACGCTTATTAGCTTTGCGCGTAACTTCAACGCCATGACCGATTGCTTTGCTTGCATGTGCAGGCAACATGTCCCGAAGGCAATCACCGGCATCAGTGTAGGCTTTAGCGGCTTCTTT